GGCCGACATAGCCGCCAAGCTAGACGAAATCTCGCGTAAACTTTAGAAAGGTGGCTAGCCGTGGGTAAATGGTTTGCGGTTACTTGGGAAGGTACGGTTACCAAAAGCCTTCTAGGGGCACTCCTAGGGGCTTTGGGCTCATGGCTAGCCACTAGCGAACTACACCCGCTAATCATCGCTTTAGGCATGGCGGCCACACCGGTCCTACTAGATGCCATAAATGGCAGGGATCCACGCTTTGGACGGGGCGCACAGCCACACCCGGATGATGTAGCGACCGCGCATGAATTTGAGATTGAAGGCGAATAATGGCAGCTTGGCGCCCGGTAGCCGGGATCACGACTCTTAGGGCTCAAATAGATAAGCGGTGGCCCAAGCGGGACCGCCGTTCAGATGGGGTCATAGGGGACAAAGCGCACCAAAATAGGACAAGCGACCACAACCCGGACAGCCGCGGATGGGTCCACGCCCTGGACATTGACAAGGATCTAGACCCCAAAGACCCACACGCCGCACAGCGCCTAGCGAATCAGCTAAGGGATTACGCGAAATCCGGTATTCCCGGCGCTAACCGAATCAAATACATAGTTTGGAATGACCAAATTTGTTCGGGTTCCTATTCGGCCACGTTTTGGGAATGGCGGGGATCTGGATACGGCCACCGGGAACATATCCACGTGAGCTTTACGAACCGCGGAGAAGCAAACGCCCAAAAGTTCCCGCTACCTATTTTCAACACGCCCAAAAAGTAATCGCACAAATCCAACAGATCGAACACCCGTGGCCTTATGTTGGCCCATGAAAGGGGAAGCGATATGGAAGACGAAATGATTTCGACCGGGAAGGCGGCCAAGCTTCTTGGCGTCCACCCGCTAACCGTGGCCAGATATGTAGACCTTGGCATTATTGAAGGTCACAAAACGCCAGGGGGCACGAGAAGAGTAAACCGCGAAAGCGTGGAAAAGATAACCCGCACCCGCGTATCTTCTACCGTTACGATTATTGAGGCCGGGTGATTTTGGCCGCCCTACTAGTTGGGGCAATGGTGGCCGGTCCGTCGTACACGATCCCACCAGATCAAGCCGCGTACGTAAAGTGTGTGGCAGACCGGGAAAGCCATTCCAACCCGCGTTCAACCAACCGGGCCAATGGATATTTTGGAATGTTTCAATTCAATGATGCGCTAACAGACGGCGCTACGTGGATGATGCTTGATTGGATTCGCACGTGGCACCCGAACCCGCGGGAATTCGCCGCCTATCTGCGTACTGTGGAAATGCACAAATGGCCGCGGAATCTTCAGATAGCCGCAATGGTGGAAACATTGAACCATCGTGGCAAATGGTCCGGCGCCCGGCATTGGGCCGGTGGCCGGTATTCGTGTACACCAGGAAAGTAGGGGAAATGACTCTTCAGAATGTCATACGTATGTTGTTTGGTATGGGTGTAGCTCTTTTGTTCGCCGGGGTTATGTCCATAGCTGGGGCGATTGAAACCGCCGGATTCTAGACCTAGGGGAAACGTGAAAAATGAATTGGCTTTATTCGATACCGTGGCCGATTGCTGGCAATGCGGCAGACCTTTACGAAACGGTATCTGTGGATGGTGTAGCCAAAACGGAACCGCTGAGACCTTGCCGCCGGTGCGGAATCGTTCGCCACGTGTCCAAAGCTTGCCGGACATGCGCCATATTAGAGACACGCGGGACGAGGCCATTAGGCGTGTAAACGCCAACGCCGAACCCGATTGGAAAACCCTGGCCGTAGAAATCGGCCATGAGCTAGCGCGTTCCCGATTTAACTTCACTAGTGAAGACATATCGGACCGCATCCCGGCGCACATCACCACCCACGAACCTAGAGCCATGGGCGCCGTTATGACCCGTCTACGCAAGGCTAAGGTCATAAGCCCAACGGACGAATTTGTCATGGCAAGATCCCGGGTGGGGCATGGACGCCCTAGCCGGGTCTGGGAATCACTCATTTACCGAATCGAAGGGGAAACAAAATGATCGTTTACAAATGTAATCATTGCCACGAATTCATGCACGAGGGCGCCTATCTGACGGTGACCCCACGCGCCGGTATCACCATGCATTTCTGTAGCTGGCGATGCGTCGAAATCATGGCGGCTAACCATGGCATTTGATCTAAGCCACTACGAAACCGTAGACACCCGGATCCACAAGTTTTGGGGCGAACACAAAGACGACGGAAGACTAATAACCGAACTAGTCCACACGGAACGCGACGAAACGGGGCGACCGCTTCAATACGTGTTTCGGGCTGAACTATGGATTGGGGAACGTCTAGTTTCTACCGGATACGCTGAAGAGATCGTGGGCGGTTCCCCTGTCAATAGGACTTCAGCTCTTGAAAATGCGGAAACGTCAGCGCTTGGGCGATGCTTGGCCAGCGCGGGATATTCCAAGGAAAAGTTCCGGGCCTCCCTTACCGAAATGACCAAAGCCGAAAGGCTTAAAGGCACACCGGAAGATGACCCGTTCTATCGGCCAAACCCTGAACCCGTAATTGAGACTTTCCCCAATGGGCAACCGGTACCGGTCACGGTCAAAGACTCCAAAGGCTACATAGATAACCCGGCAACCCCGGCGCAAAAGGGAAAGATCCGGGGAATGGCTAAGGATCTAGGAGTGACGACACGCGAAGAATTCCTAGGTCTGGTCAATGCGTGCTTAATGGCAGCGGATCAGGGTACGGTGGCTTCCCTAGATGACTTGACCAAACGCGCCGCTTCAGCGGTAATCGAAAAAATGGCAGCTTCTACGACAGTAGAGGCGTTCACGGCAGGGGAAGCCACGTGAAGATGACAAATGAAGAGATCGTTAAAGCCTTACACGATCTAAGAGATCACATCATTGATATCGAAGAAACCTTGTACCGTTCAGCTCACACCCACGAACAGGGGGATTCAGAATGAAGCCGACAGATGCAGACATTCGACGTTGGGCCAAAGCTCAGGGAATCCCTGTAGGGATCCGTGGCCGCGTTCAGGACAAGCTACGCCAGGCATACCTAGAGACACACCCGGAAGCCACACCGTAAAGCGGCGGGAGAGCCCCGCCCATTGTCCGAATGGGTGGGGCCATGACCCCACGAAATGCTAGGAGCGCCCCTAATCCGGGCGTCAAACACCCGTTAGATGGGGGAATGTCCCCATGCCATGTGGACTATGGCGATGCGGAGTAGATGCAAAACCGAAAGGTTAGAGGAAGATAGGGGAAAGACCTACCCAACCACCGGCGGGGCCGGATCAGCCCGAAGGGATGAGCTGAGCCGGAACCGCCCAACAGATAGGGGAAACTATATGAACGTCACAACCGAACTAGACGCCCATTGCCGCAAACCATCATGTGGATGCGGCCACGTAATCTGTTACCGCGGATGGATAGACACAGACCAAACAAGCCCATGCCAATTCTGTAGACCCGCCCTCCACGAACGTTGGCTCATGGCGTGCCAGGCCCGGCAAAAGGGGTACCCGGTAGAGGCGGTCCACCGGATACTAAGCGGGACCAAACCACGATGACACAAGCACACCAGACCGCCGCGTATAAGCGCTGGCGTAAAGAAGTCCTAGCCAAGTGCGAACCAACATGCATTAGGTGTGGCTACCCCGTAGACATGAGCCTTCCCGGATCACACCCGGACGGACCAACCGCAGACCACGAACCACCACTAGCCATAACCGGCGAAATAGCACCATCCCTAGAAGCTGCCGGAATAGCCCACCTAAGTTGCAACCGGTCACACGGTGGCCGCCTCGGATCAGCGCGAAAAGCCGCGAAGAGTTCACGAAATGTCTCGAATGTCCGTTTTTCGACAGAGCCAGAGGCACCCCTCGCCGCCCTTGTCACATATCCCCCAGAAGGTACCAAAACGGACATAAAGGGACAAAACGCTTCCGAACGTGCCAGGGTTCATCCGGAAGGGTTCGTGCTTCCCCGATTGGAAACCGGGCCACCACGGGGGGGATTCGCTAGCCATGGCCCGGACGCCCGGGTATGGCTGAGGGACGTTTACGGGCTTGAACTACGCGGGTGGCAGGCTTACGCGCTTGACCGGGCGCTTGAATATTTCACGGATACCGGGGAATTATGCTGGCCGGTTTGCGTTTTGACGGTTGCGCGGCAATCGGGTAAATCGGTATTGAGCCGGGCTATTTGCATGTGGCGCCTACATCACGCGGAACTATTTGGGGAAACCCAAACGATTCTTCACGTGGCTAATAAGCGTTCTACAGCTATGGAAGTTATGCGCCCGGCGGGTATTTGGGCTGTGGAAAAGTACGGGAAGCAAGCCGCCCGGTGGGGTAATGAGCGCGCCGGTATCGAACTACCTTCCGGTGACCGGTGGCTAATCCACGCCGCTAACGATTCCGCCGGTGTGGGTTTCTCTATCAATATGGTTTTCTTGGATGAAGCTTGGAGTATCCCTAGCCAAGTTTTCATGGGCGCAATAGCCCCGACAATGGCGGAACGTTTGATGAGCCAAGCCTTTTTGGTTTCTACCGCCGGGGACTCTAGTTCCGATTTGATGATGAGCTACAGGCAGCGTGCTATTGACCATCTAGGCGCCGAAGATCCGGGGAATATTCTTCTATTGGAATGGAGCGCCCCACCTACCGCGGATCCGGACGATGTGGAAACGTGGAAGTTCGCTAGCCCGGAATGGAACGAAAAACGGGAAAAGTTCCTACGTAATCAATGGGAAAATATCGAACAATCGTCATGGTTACGGGAATACCTAAACATGTGGGTTCCCCGGGCGAACCATTGGCTGAAGGATTCATGGTGGAAGGAAACCATTTCGGCTGAAGAGCTGCCACCAGATGCCGTGTGGTCTGTCGCGGTCGAATCCGATTTCGACGGAATGGGCCACGCTGTAGCGATTGCCGCGCCACTAGCTGACGGGCGAATCGTTGTCCGGGTAACTACCCACCGGACCATAAAAGACGTAGACATACGCCTAGGGGAAATCCGCAAGGAACACCCCATGCTATTTATACAGGTAACGCCGGGCTATGTGGACAGACTACAGCAAAGGTATGACGAACTAGTCGGGCAACGTGAGGCGGCAGCGGCTACTCAAAACATGCTAGATCTATTCGACCGCCGGGCGATTCTTCACGAGGATTCCGAAACGCTCCTAGAACACTTCACCCAATCGAACATTTCCAAGCGGCAAGGTGGATGGGTAATGAGCGCCCGGATGGGTCACGGCGGCGTGTACGCGGCGCGAAGTGCAATGTTCGCCTGTTTCCAAGCTTCTAAAACACCTAAGCCGGTCGCCCGGATCCATTCCCGTAGGCGCGCACAATGAAACGCGCACAAATCGCACAAATCTAACATAGTTGCACAAAGGCTACCGAAACGTCATCATTGGAACGTGGCGTTTCCCCGTTCACTCCGGATCGTGCGGGACCAGGCTCAGATATCGTCAGCGGCAGCGCAAGCGGTAGCAGAGCCGGTCCCGTACATCCGTGACGCCAGCGCACAGCTTCTAGCTGCCATTCAGCGTTCCGGCGCCTATTCCCTTGACCTTTCCACGGCGCTTCAGGTTCCGGCGTTCTCTAAAGCGCTAAAGACCTACACCCACACCATTAGCGCTTTCCCGCTAAAGGAATACATTGGCAAAGATCAGGTAATCACGCGCCCATTCCTGGTTCAGCCAAGTATGCAGACCACCTATACGTCTATCATGGCCCGAACCGTTCAGGATCTCTTGCTTTACGATGAAGCCTATTGGCGCGTGACTTCCCGGGCTTGGGATGGATTCCCCACGGAAATTGTGTGGATGCCCTATACCCAAATCACTTTCGTAGCGGATCCGAACATGGAAGCCGTGATGGATCCAATCCCGGCTTTCGGAACCGTTTATTGGAACGGGATTCCGGTACCGCCGCGGGATGTTATCCGGTTCGACGGTGACGGAACCGGCGGTTGGCTTACTACCATGGCCAGCGCGTGCAATACCGCCGCCGCTTTGGAAGCTGCCGCCCTACGTTATGCCGAATACCCGGCGCCCAACGTGGTGTTAAAGAATTCCGGCGCGGATCTCCCCTCTAGCGTGGTGGATGATCTCCTAGACGCATGGGAAGCGGCGCGTACCGCCCGGTCCACCGCCTATCTGAATTCGACCATTTCCACGGAAACCGTGGGCGGTTGGAGTCCCAACGATCTTCAGCTCACATCCGCCCGGGATGCCAGCGCCCTAGCGATTGCACGCGCCGCTAATTTGGATGCGGCATGGCTTAACGCGACCCAATCCGGTGCATCGCTCGTTTATTCAAATAGGACGGATTTGTATAGGCAACTTTTGGACCTATCGCTTACACCGGTAATGTCCATGATTGCCCAACGCCTTTCCATGAATGACGTAACCCCGCGGGGCCATGAAGTGGAATTCGATACCTCTATTTTCTTGCGCGGCAACCCTGCCGACATTGCACAGCTAATCAACACGCTTCAGCCATTGGGCGTTATTACCGTGGATGAATCCCGGGAACTTTTAGATTTGCCGGACCTAATCACCATTGATCCGAACGCGAGGCCATAAATGCAAACCACAGAATACGCATCCGATTTCGTTCTAGAAATGCGCGAAGACGATTCGAACCCGGACGTTATCGGCCAGGGGTACGGTCGCGCCGTTCCCTACGGTTCGGAAACCGCCATTGGCCACGTTCGGGAATCGTTCGCCCCAAATGCTTTCCGCCCGGAAGACGTAGTGGGAAAGCCCCTGGCCTACCGTCACGGTGAACCAATCGGCGTTATTACCGCGGCGAAGAATGAAGCTGACGGGCTCTATATTGACTTTGAAATTGCCAATACCGTTCAGGGTAGGGATGCGGCAACGCTCCTGAGAATGAAAAGTATTTCTGGCTTGTCTGTGGGTTTCATGCCCACCCAATCCGTGTGGAATCGCGCAAAGACCGCGGTTAAGCACATGGCCGCAACGCTGGCGGAAGTTAGCGTTACCCCAAATCCCGCTTATGCCACGGCAGGCGTAAGCGTTATCCGAGAAGGAGAAAGTATGTCAGTCGAGACCGTCGAGGAAACCGCCCCGGCGGTTACCGCAGACATTGAAGCGCGTGAGCGTATCGCAACCCTTACCAATGATGTTCAGGAGCTTCAGACCCGCGCATATGCGGCAGTTGCTCCCACCCATGAGCTGGCCCAGTTCCGTAGCCTGGGTGAGTACCGTATGGCCGTTCTCAATGGCGATGTGGAGTCACGCGCCCTGTTCGATCAGGTCACCCAGGATAACCCCGGCGTCATGCCCCCGAACTGGTCTTCAATTGTTCGCGGCATTTTTGACCTTGGCCGCCCGGCCATTACCGCTTTTGGTGTGGAGTCTGCCGGAACTTCCGGAACGGTCTTCAATTGGCCTTACTGGTCCGGCGATTTGACCGAAATTGTGGCCGAGCAGGTGGACGAAAAGGACGAAGTGAATTCCGTTCAGATTTCGCTTCTGAAGGGAACCGCAACCCTGAAGACCTACGCCGCCGGTTCGGATATCTCATACCAGTTGCTTCAGCGTTCAACCCCGTCATACCAGGATGCACATTCGCGTATCATGCTGAACTCTTACGTTCAGGTTACGGATATCGCATTCGTGAGCGCCTTGTACGCAGCACGCACCCCGCTTGCTTACGACGTCGCATCAGACAGCGACGGTGCAGACTTCCGCGCCGCCGTGTTCGCCGCATCTGTCGAATGCCAGACCGCTACCGGAATGCAGGCCGAATTCGTCCTGGTTTCACCGGCAGTCTTCAAGAAGATCGGCGGATGGTCTACCTTCTTCCCGTCGAACTACGGCACGTACAACGTGTCCGGTACCGCAAGCGCCAATACCCTTGGCGTCAGCGTTTCCGGTCTGCCGGTCATTCTTGACCGCAACCTTGGGAACAATCTCATCCTTGTGTCTAACCGTGAGTCGGCTAAGTGGATTGAGGATGGTCCCCGATTTGCCACGGTCGAGAATGTCGCGCAGTTGGGCGTTGATCAAGCCGTGTATGGTTATGGCGCTTCCCAGATCATTTCCGGCGCTGGCATTATCAGCCTGGAAGATTTCTAAAAACCGCTGAGATAAGGGACGCGACGATATGGCATTGGTAACGGGTGAGGAACTAGCGGTTGCGCTAGACCTTGATTATGACCCGCCCATGGAACCATTCGATCAGGTGGCCGAAGCCGCTGACGATATCGTCGCGTCCCTACTCACGGACGGCGCTTATGAGCTAGAACCGGCAGCATGTAAAGAGGCGGCTCTTTCCGTCGCTGTCGAGATCTACCAGGCACGAACCGCGGCAGGCGGCCAGGCTGTAGCAACCGATTTCAGCCCTGGTCCCTACCGCTTGTCCGTGTGGATGACCCGCCGTGTTATGGCCCTCTTGGGGCCGTACATGGACGTAAAAGGGATGATTGGGTGACAGCCCTAACCACGGAAAGCCGAACCGCCCTGGTGACCGCGTTCAGCGGCCAGGGTTTGAAGGTTTACACCACGGTCCCGGCTGTCCCTTCCCCGCCCTGTATCGTTATCGCCCCGGATTCGCCTTGGGTGGTTCCGGAACGAATCGGGTCCAATCTGAATTACCGGGTTCGCTGGCGTGTTCTGGTGGTCATTAGCCCACGGAATAACGAGGCGGCCACGCTTGACATAGAAAACGCGCTTGACGCGCTTCTACCTTTGGTCCCGGCGGGTTTCTCGTGGGATCTCGTAAACCCCCCACAGCTCAATGATGTGGGAGCGCAAGGCACCGTATACACGACGGAAATTTCCGTTTCCGCACATATGAAAGAAGGATAAGAAAATGGCTGTAGTTTCCGTAGCCGGTGCCGCGTTCACCGTTGAGGTTGGCGCCACCCAGTACGAGGACCAGATCACCACCGGCACCATCACCACCACGCCCACCATCGTCCGGACGAAGACTCTTTCGGATGTGGCTTTTGACCAGACGGATCTCAATTCATCCGTTTCGCTGGAGTTCCTGTACGACGAGAACACCGGTCTTTACGATGCTCTTCAGACCGCTATTGCTGGCGCTACTTCCGTGGCTGTGACCATTGAAAGCGCCGTGGGCGTGTGGACCGGTGCCGCTATGTATATTGATTCCGCTGAAGTCACTTTCGACGCCGCCGGAGTCGCTACGTGTTCGGTTTCCATGCAGGGAACTGTTACATTCGCCTAAATCACTAGTGAACGGGGAAACACCATGTACCCAAGCATCGCCGTACAAACCGCAGACATGACCGAACCGGAGATTTTCCAGATCTGTAGCGCGGATCTTATGGAAGCGGAAGAGCTGTACGACAAGGCCAAGAAGAAGCCCGGAACCATGGGAATTCGCCTGGTCTGTGCGTACATCCATGTAACCGGGGAAACACCTATAACCCTGGCACAAGTCAAGACATGGGCTAAGGAAAAAGCGGTTTGGGCTGAGGATGCCGAAACGCCGGACCCTACCCTTCCGGATCCGTCCGGAGATTCATAACGCTAGTAGCCGTGAAGACCGGGCGACCGATTGAAGAAATCGCCGCCTATGACGCCCGGCAGTTAGCAACCATCGTGGAGGTGTTGAATGGCTCAAACCAAAGTCTTTGACACCTACGTAGACGGTCTAAATGATGTTCTACGCGCTTTCCGCAAGCTTCCAAAAGAGGCTTCAGCGGAATTGCGCGTGGCTTCCCAGACGATCGCGGATAAGCACATGGCCCCGGCCTGGCGTAACGCCGCCCTCATTTATGCCGGGCCATGGGGCGAAGAAATCGCCAATTCCGTCCGGGCCAGGAAAGACCGCGTTCCGGCTGTCGCAATCGGCTACAAGAAAAAGGTATTTTCGGGCGGCGCTAATAGCATCACGGTTCGTTATCCATCCGACATGGGCAGGCGTGGCCTAGCCGGTGACCGGACCCCGCCAGCGTTTGGGGATGGTTCCGATTGGATGCAGTATGTAAAGAATTACAAGCCCCTTGCCTTTGAGGAATGGGGCCGGGCTGTGGATAGAATCGTAATGAAGTGGGGTACTTTCTAAATGGCTATTGGCGGCAAGACTCTAACGGTCTACCTTGGCGCGGATATTTCCAAGCTTAAAAGTGGCCTTAATTCCGCAGACCGTAGCCTTTCCGGTTTCGCTGGCAGTCTTTCCAACATGGTTGGCCCGGCGCTTATTGGCGCTACCGCTGCCGCTGGCGCTTTCGCTATCTCAATGGCCGTGGACGGCGTTCAAGCTGCCATTCAAGAAGAAGCCGAACTAACCAAACTTTCCACCACGCTTGGAAATCTTGGATTCGCTGCCGCCACGGATGAAGTAAACCAATTCATCGATGATCTTCAATACACGGCAGCGGTAACGGACTCCGAACTAAGGCCAGCATTTACCAAACTTCTTACCGCTACCAATGACGTTACGGAAGCCCAAAGGCTTCTTCAAGTCGCATTAGACACAAGCGTAGGCGCTAATAAGAGTTTGGAATCGGTTACTTCCGCGCTTAGCAAGGCTGTAGATGGGAATTTTGGGGCTTTAGGAAAACTAAACGCCGGTATCGATGCTTCCACGATTAAGTCAAAGGATTTGGACGGCGCCGTAAGCCAACTAGCTACGACATTTGCCGGGCAATCTACGGCAGCGGCCAACACACTTCAGGGCCAGATAAAGGTTCTTTCGATTTCCTTTGATGAACTCAAAGAGGCTTTCGGCGCCGGATTCCTAGATGGAATGTCCAAGAGTTCGGGCGGTATTGGCAATCTTGCTAAGAATATGCGAGACCTTCAGCCCGAAGCTGAGGCAATCGGCATAACGCTAGGCGATATCACTACCAAACTTATTGAGAGCGCGGGATGGTTCGCTAAGGCGGATCAAGCCATTCAGCGTTGGGGCAATGAAGTAACCGGGCGAATCGCCGTGGGACTCATTCAGCTTGGCGATTTAATCGGCGTAGTTTCTGACGCGGAAGCGGAAAAAGCGGATAGGGATTTTGAGGTTTACAAGTCATCGCTCTATGCCGCTGAAGGTACGAACGTTCAAGCGGCAGCGCTGGCGAATTTGGCCAGCATCCAAGCGGGAATGGATAGATACGTTCGCGGCGGTTATGGTGGCATCCCGGAAACGAGGATGTTTACGGATATTGATACTTGGCGGGAAAAGCAAAACGCCTTAATTAAGCCGATTGAAACCGTGACTAAGGCGACCGGCGGAATGTCCAAGGCCATTAAGGAAATGGACCCGGCGCTACGTAAGCAAATCGATCTTGTGAAGTCCCTTACTTCACAACTTAAAGAAGCTGAAAAGGGCGTTCAAGCCGCCCGGGACAAGATGAACGCTTGGATCGATGACATGGCCGGGCGCATTACTTCCGGTATTGATCTTTCCGGCGTGCTTGGAATGGCGTTCGATGATGCAGGTAAGGAAACCGGCGTTTCCCTTTTGGATGCGTTCCAGAAGCAGATAGACCAGGCGAATTGGTTTGGCGAAGTCCTGAAGTACGTACGGCAGCAAGGCGGGACCGAACTAGCTGACGCCATTAGCGCCATGGGGCCAGAAGCTGGCGGGAAGCTTGGCCAGGAGCTTATAGACAAGGGGCTTGTACCCACGTTCCAAAGCAAGCTAAAGACCGTACAGGAAGCCGCCCGGAGTACCGCCGCCGTGATGACCCCAGAATGGGCCATTGCCGGTGTTCGGGATGCCGTGGAATATCTGACAAGCACCCAAAACACCTTGGCCGCTGCCACATCACAACTAGAGGCTATGGGCGCCGCGATGGGTAAGACCATTGGAGAGGCGGCGGCGGAAGAGATCCGTAAGGCGATTTCGGAAGCCCGGGGCGCTTTGGGTTCGGCAAGCGGCACAATGGCCGGTACAAACGGCGTACAGCCCACCACCACGGCGGCTATGGCTTCCGGCATCGTGGCCGGTTCCCCATTCCTCAATGGCACGCTAATCATGCAGGCAATCCAAACCGCTTTGACTAATACGGATGGGCGTCTAGGCCGTACCGGGCAGGCGTTGAACCAATGACAAGCCCCATTACGCACGTAATCATTGGCGGAACCACGCTAAATCTAGATGATTTGGAATATCAGGTTTCCATTACTCATGGCCGGGGCGATATCAAAAGCCAACCGGAAGCTTCAACCGCCGTGGTTATTATTCGGGGATCCGCCGGACTAGCTGTAGAAATGGGCGCCACGGTAGATATAAACGCTTACGGCACTACCCGCTTCACGGGTGAAGTAACGGACCTAGACCTTACCCACCTTTCAAGCGTTCCCCCTATGGCTCTTACCACCATTACCGCTATCGGGAATTTGTCGAACCTTGGAAGCCGGATCACCGGCGCATCCGGATACCCGGCGCAAACGATCCAAGAGCGCGTGGAAGAAATCCTTATTGACTCCGGGCAGACTTACATAAATGGCGCCACATCCACGCTAGAGCTGTATAACACGCCGGACCCCAACCCCACCACGTGCATTGATGGTCTTCAGAACATGGCTGAATGGTCCGGGGGAACGTACTTTGATACGCCGGAAGGCGCGGTGGTTTTTGAGTCCTACGGCAACCGTGGCATTTCGGCTTTTGCGGGTGCGTGGTCCGCCCTTACGGAACCGTGGTCTTACTATGAACAATCGTGGGATTCATTCCCCGCTAGTTTTGCCGCCGTTAGCCTTCCCGCCAATGGCGTCATATTTACGCCCACGTGGGCCCAAAGCCAAATCAGCATTATCAATGACGTTACCGTTTCCCACGGTGACCCCGCCTCATTCCACCAGACGGAAGACGCCGCATCTATCGCGCTCTACGGGCGCCGAGCACTTAGCATCACCACCGGCCTAAAGGCATCGGGGGACGCCACAACCCGGGCTAATGAAATCCTCTTGGCACAAGCCCTACCGCTATGGAATCTTGGCAATATCTCCGTTTACGTGGATCAGCTCACCGAACCCGAACGGAACCAGGTCTTGGCCCTTATTTCCGGATCTTCCATCCTCGTGAACGGGCTTCCGGAACCGGCACCATTTAGCCAATTCCTAGGCATTGTAGAAGGATGGGCGGAAACCTACACGCCCGGGCAGCACATCCTTACGCTGTCCATTTCAGACCCGCGTTATTCATTCCAAACGGTTACATGGGGTGACGTATCCGCCGCGCTACAATGGGGCAACGTAAACCCGGATCTGATTTGGTATAACGCGGTACAAGCTGACGATCTACTAGTGGCCTAGAAGGGGTCAATATGGCAACCACCACCGGCGGAACTACCTACGTTACGTCTTCAGATCTCGTGGCGAATTACCCCACGGCTTCGCTTTCTTTGGCTAACCGGGTGGATGTAGTCGCATCCGGCAGCATGTCCAAGAAAACCGCTAGCTACACGGTTACTGTGGCCGATATTTTGGCGGGGACCACTATCGCCATGAACTCGGCAAGTGCCACCGTGGTCACCTTGCCTTCCGTAAGCCTGGTAAACGGGATGACGGTGAACGTATATAGCGTGAACACAGGTGCGGTCACTTTCACCGGAGGCACAGTTACCGGAGCGGTGACTTCGATCAGTGCCCAATATTCAGGAGTTACGCTCCAATACGACTCAGCCGCAGCGGTGTGGTGGTGCCTCCCTTTCGGAAGTAGTGTCGGCTCAGCCAATTTCACTAACACGGCGACCGGCACCTACACGGGCTACAAGTACGTGACCTTTACCGGCAACGGCACCCTGACGCTCGACCGGGAAGGGCTCCTAGATGTCGTCATCTGTGCGGGTGGCGGAGCAGGATCAAGTGCTGCCGCGGCTAGTTCTGGCGGTGGCGGTGGCGGTGGCGGTGGCGTCTATCCGGTGACCATGTTCCTCGGCGTAGGAACTTATGCCATCGTCGTGGGCGGTGGCGGAGCGGGAGTAAGTGGCGCCGCATATGGCGGAGTCGGGAGCCCATCCAGCCTTGGGATTTTCCGAACTCAGGGAGGAGGCCAGGGGGGTTCATCTTCAGGCGGCGCGACTGGTGGCGACGGCGGCTCAGGTGGCGGCGGAGGTAACTTTAATGGAGCCGGAACCGCGGGAAATGCCACAGGTTACGGAGGCGGTAACAACGGCGGAAACGCTGGAGGCATGGGCCCGCAATATGGCTCCGGCGGCGGCGGAGGATACTCCGCAGTCGGAACTGCTGGAACCGCCTCAGCAGGCGGAAACGGTGGCGCAGGCCTAACTTCGACCATTACCAATACCTCACTTGTTTATGGCTCAGGAGGCGGCGGAGCGACCTACGGCGGGTCGGCTGGTGGAACTGGCGGATCAGGAGCCGGTAACGGTGGCACAGGTGCAGGCGCAACGTCAGGCACAGCAAACCGTGGCGGTGGTGGTGGCGGAGCCAATAACAACAACCTCAGCGGCTCGGGTGGCTCGGGCGTAGTAATCGTAAGGGTGGCGGTCTAAATGGCTCATTTTGCAGAAATCGACGAGAACGGAATTGTTCTCCAAGTCCAGGTCATCAACAATGACGACATCGACGGCGGAAATTTTCCCGAGTCCGAACCCCTGGGGCAGGCATTCCAGGCATCTTTAGGCATCCCTGGCACCTGGCTTCAGTGCTCCTACAGTGGATCATTCCGTGGCGTCTATCCGGGCATTGGATGGACCTATGACGCGGGACTAGACGAATTCATTGCACCGGTTTTGCCGGTCCCCATTGAGGAAGTGACCGAATGAGCGAAAACCAGACGGAAGAAATCGTGGCAGCACTAGAGCCGGTCGAAGAGCCCAAGCCTAAGCGCGCCACAAAGAAGACCGCGCCAAAGTCTGAGAACCAGACCATGCGCGCCAGGGCCATTGTCCTAGGCCGTTTGAAGGATCGCTAGGCCATAGTGACATGCAATGGACCGATATCACCGGCCTAGCGGTCGCCTTTCTCACTATCCTTGGCGCTGTGCTGGCCGGACTAGTGTGGCTAATCCGGGCGGTAGTGCGGCAAGAGCTAGAAAAGTGGACGAAAGCCATTCAGCCGGGATACCGGAACGGCGGCGAATCGCTGGCCG